AGCTGTAGAGATAATGTCTCTCATGTTTACTTTCTGTGATGGCAACAAAGCCTGACGTGAACTATAAGAAGCCACACCACTTAAGTTACCATTAGGATCTAATGAACCACCCAAAGTCATATCAGCCTTAATCTCCATTTTAAAAGATTGCCCTTGCTTTATTGACTGGATAGCATCAAAGTTCTTTTCTAACGCTGCACCAAAAGCCTCATCAAAAGTGATGATTCTATTGTCAGACTTGTTAGTGCTTTTTACTCTTGTTTGAACAATATCAAGTGCCTTAATAGTTGCAGCCATATCAGCTTTAACCTTAGCTACTTCTTCATTCATAGACTTAACTGCATCAGCAGAGTCATTACTTGCAAAAGCCTCTAGCTTTGCGTTTACATCAGCTAATACTGATTTCAATTGATCAGCGATTTCGCTCTTAGTCTTTTCAGTAATTGAAGTCTCTAATGTTGACTTCAACCCCTCCAATTCTACTAATAATTCTTTCTTTTCCATATTGGATAGTTTTTTATTTATTAAGATTATTGTTAAACTGCCTAATTATATCCGCAACACTTTCTTCTGGCTGAATGGCGTTAACCGGTTCAGTAGTACTCTTCATATCTAGGATTAATTGTGCTAATTGTTTACTGTGCAATAACAGCATCTGTATAGTATCATCAGTAGCTGCCGTATTTCTGCAAAACTTCTCAATCGCCTCATGCTTAGCTACCAACAAGTCAACATCATTAAGTGACTTAAGTGATGTTATAGGAGTCAATGGATTTGCTCCCCATGCCGTAAGTGAACTTCCCTCATACAACTTTATCTCTGTAATCTCATACTGCCCTCCTGACGGATTCTTAATATAGTTTTCATAGGATTGGATCTGATTGCGTTTGATAATCTTGAACCCAATAGAATGCTCCGTAATAAGTCCGCTCTCAACCATCTTGATAAAGTCCTCACCGCCTTCATGACTTCCTACCTGTGACTCATACGCTAAGCCATAGCTATCCTCAGTCAATGACTTTAGAACGCCTAACGGTAACGATGGATCGTGATTAAGAAGATGCTTGATTCTAGGAAGTGATGACTCTGGGCCATTCTCTCTTATAGTCTTAGTAAATGCACCTGGTCTTATTATATCCCCATCAGCATCCACGTTATTAAACTTAGAGAAGTACCCAGTAACTATCCCCTGCTTAGGGTTTAAGTCCATTATCTCAGCAGATAAGACCTCTGTTTTAATGTTTAGGATATTGTTCACTTGTATAAAGTTAATTTATTTTAATTTATTTACAAAAATATCTTACGCTCTAATTATTCTCCCATTCCTATCCCTCTTAGCTTGGAATGCAACTGTACATCTACAATTCACTATCTCAACTGCTGGAACAGCTAACCCATTAGGCTGCGTTCTTACTCCAGGCTGTTGCATGAATATATCTCCTAGCTTATTACTCTGTAATTTAAAAGGCTCCTCATAATCAATAGTAGTGCCATCAATCGTTAGATGATTTGCCCACTGATTATGCCTCTTTCTATTATCCTGAATACTTAACCATATCTTCTTCATCTGATAGCCTGACTTTTTAGCGTATATCATAGCCGCACCATTGGCAGCCGTCACAGTCTCAGTCCTTGCTATCCTTCTCGCTCTCATCCTGCCTAACTCAGAATTAGTTGTTAAACTCCTTACTATCTCATTAATACTTAACCCCTCCATTGATGCTCTTTGCAATGTACGCTGTATTACTTCACGAGTATAAGCCGTAATCCCCTCAGCATCATTTAGTAAGTCTATACCATAATACTCATTCATCAACGCAACTATCTCCTCATTAAATCCCATACGCCCATCTGCCTTAATACCATCCATTCTTACCACCCTTGCCCATGCAGGACCTACCTTCTTATAAAGTTCTATCAATGTTGTGTATATTGGAAAGGATGGGATAGCCATTATATCCTGTGTCTTTAAGAACGCCTCTAACTGTATCTTTAACGCACGATTAAACCGCTTCTCAAAGTATCTCTCATACTTTTGTTGAAAGCGGTTCCATTTGCTCATATACTCATTCTTCTCCTTATTCGTCATATCTGTATTGTTATGCCCATACCGGGATGACCTAACCTAGCTGCTAATGTTTTCTTCACCTGGTCTTTCTTCCATTTGTTCTGATCCCTCTTTCTAGGACATGATGGATCAGGTAGCTCCTCCATAAGCGTAAACATTATCTTCTTCTCGATAATGCTAACTATCTGCTCTATTGATTTTACTTCACTCATTACTCAGGCATTGTTACATCTGGCACAGCTCCTAAGTCCGTTAACAACTGCTTGCCTCCGTCTATTATTATCTCACTCATCATAGGCTCATCCAATTCCTCAAATCCCATCATATCTCTCTTCTCATTTGGTGTAGTCCACCACATACTATTTAACGCATCAGCTTGCATCTTCATATCCTCCTGCAATGCAGGTATCTCCGACAAGTCTATCTCTATTGTTCTCTTTACCCCATCAACTGAATACATCGGAATAACTCCCTTAATTATTGCATCTCTGAATAGATAGATATTAGGTAAGATAGAATTAGTGTATAACATCTTTTCAGCTGATGCCACATTATTATAAGTTGAGCTATCTTGATTGTTTAATAATATCTCAGGGAACTTGTATGCGTTACACAACTTAGTAAAGTCGATACCAGCAAGATTACTAACATCCATATCAGCGAGTGATAACCCCAATGCAAGATATCCCATTTCTCCAGCCGCAAAGTAAGGAGCGCCCTTATTCGAGCTATTACGTAAATAATTAGCAAAGTCATTTTTTCTCTGTCCTAAAGTTTCTATTGCAAAATCGCTTTTCTCATACACTATACCTGGTACACCCCCATTCTGCATCTGTGCTACTGACGCATTCAATGAGGCATTCCATCTTGTTAATCTCTTACTCAATACCTGCAATGGACTAAGTCCCCTCCACTGCTGACCATTCATAATAGTCGGATTGTAATACTTAACGTGTATTACATCATCTGTAGTCAGGGACCCATTAAATCCTGTATCAAAGTACTCATATCCTATAACCCTTTGAGGAAAGTACTCACTAACCTTAACGACTACATTCTGTCCCTTCATAGGATGTAGTATTACCTTCCCTGCATTAGGTCCCAACTCTATCACCTCCTTATACAGGAATAACTCACCACTGATGTATAGTATCGTGTAATACATCACTAAGTCCTCATAAGTAAGATTACGCAGAAACTCATTAAAGTTATCCTGCTCCGGTAAATCCTGCATCGCCTTAGACTGGTAATGCTTACCTAATAACGAAGTCTTTGAGTACTTCTTCATTGACTTCATAGCCATATCATCTACCACCTCATACCCATACATCGGAACTCTAGCCGCTGTCTGTGCTAGATACGATACGATAGAGTACACATCATCAACTGTGATGTATGTCTCTATATTCTCAATATTCTGCCAACTTGGATAGATAGATGTTGATACGCTTATTACATTCGATAGGTTTGTCCTTTGAAGTGCCTTGACCTGTTTTTGTAGATTCTCTACTGTCTTCGTCTTTCCGAAGAGTCTATCAATCATTCCCATATGCAAACACCATTTTAGGTTTTAACTCAAATATCTCACGCATCATGAACATATCTAATAAATCAGGTGAGTCTCCATTTAATTTAATCTTCATCTCATCTTTGCCGATAATCCTCAGCTTCCCATCATTATCAGCTCTATCCCTCTTTATAGCCTTTCTCTCATACATGAACCGCTGTCTTATCGTCATTGTGTTATCATACATCTTATCAGCAACCTTCTTATTAATCTTCATCTGTCCATCACTAACCCTACCGCCTGAACGATAAAAACATTGTGTCTTTAGGTTGAAGTAATTCTCTTTAATAAGCCTTCCTGATGCCTCATCCTTAACCGCCAATGCTGAAGTTCCACCATTAAATGGTACAGCTCCATGTATGAATCCGTCTATGTATGAACCAACCCCATCACTATCGTAACAAATATAACGATTTTCTACAGAATACTTACGTGCCATGTTAGAGATTAATTCTATCACCTGCTTCCCATCACTCTTATCCATTATCTCTATATCACACAACTCCATCCCCTCCCAATATCCAACCACTAACTTATTACTTCCCTTCATCGCAATATCTGCTGTGATATATTTACCCAACTTATCTACGTTCTTTAGATTCTCAAACAGTCCCATAAACACCTCATGCTCGTACACATCCATAGGACTA